GAATATGCATGAATCAACTCTGAAAAAACTGCTATCAGATGGCGGTGCGGTTGATGCATATACTGTGTCAAAAATAGCCTATGAATTGAATATACCAATGGGAGAACTGGAAGAAAGGACTGGTAAATCTGATGAATAATACTGAAAATTTGAAAACCCTGAAAGATATAGTTGGAACTGAACAGTTCAAAATTATTATTGAACGGTTGAACGGTGAACACATATATATTTCAAATTATGGCGGCTTTCATTCCAAGGAAGAACGCAACGCCGCCATAAGAAACGATTTTTTTCATGGTATGCTTGTACCTGAACTTGCTGAAAAATATAATATGACTTCATGGTCTATATATAAGATAACAGAAGATAAGGGGTAAATCAATAAGAATACATATACAACCGCCACATGACCGTTATATGAGGTCACAGGCGGTTGTTTTTACGGAATATAAAAAGACACCAACTATTGCCACAGGGTAAGGCGTTGGTGTCTTTACATCACCCCAAACGAATGATGCATATAAGGGAAGTCTGAAATGAGTATAGCATATTACCCAGTGGCTTGTCTATGTAAATTTTTAAGGATAATACTAAATGTAGTGCTTTTATATTGATAAAACCACTATATGAGGTATAATTTGAGAAAAACCAAGGAAAGGAAGGTAATAGAAAAATGAGTTTGACAGAACAGGAAAAGAAATTTGCAGATGAGTATGTATTTTTATATTTTCATACAACGGCAACATATTCAGGTATGGCGGTAAATGCGGCATCTTATGCGGGGTATAACATCCCGGTTGATGTATGTCAGGCTGACAGTCTTGGGAAGTCTTTGTTGGCAAAATCAGACATCAAGGAATACATTGAACAGGAAATTAAACGGTTCAGGTCAATACTGTCAGGTGAACAGAGAAGAAACCTTTGGGGGCATATCTCACAGTTCGCAGCCGGGACACCTGAACAGGGTGCAAGCTATGGAAATATAATCAACCATTAGAAAGAAAGGAAGGTAAAAAAAATATGTTTATTTTTTTGAATTGTAAACGTGCGGATGAAGAAAGTTCAAAGGTGTTAGAGGGGATGATTCCGGTGGAAACATTCAACTACTACTCTGATATATATGGAATTAGGTTTGAACATCCGGTAACTGGTGTATCTAGGGATGTAGTAAACGATTGTGGTACGATGATTATTTCAGACCCATATAATAACGACAAAATCACAGAACCTAGGGAAAAATTTAGATACTGTAGAAAGGGGTAAAAAGATGGCAGAAAAATTGTATGAAACCTGTGCTAAACAGGTGCAAATTATTATCAATCAACATAGAAGTGAAGTTGATAAAATCGGTCAGGCGGTTCAGAAAATAAACGCTGACCCAAGATATTCACAACTTGGGAAGGATGAACTGATTAAGAAGCTACGGGATGAACTGAACGAATTAAACAGGACAAAATCTGATGAACTGAAAGAGGTTGTCAGGACATTTTGCAATCAGTATCAGGTTGTTCACACAGATGACGGAAAAGCAGATGCACAGGTGATTGCTAATGCATTAAAAGTTATTGAATTGAGTGGGTATAATCTCACTGTTGACCTGTTGCGTAGTGTGGTTGAACCGTTGAAAAATTCATACACTTCTTTGAAAATGATTCAGTCATTATTGGCAGCAAAGAATGAAAATTCAGCAGTGGGATATACACCGAATGTAATGATACTGATGGATGAATACATTGGGGTTAATGGAGAAATTATAACCTACGAAGATACATTTGCTTCGGTAAAGGCAGTGTTGGATATGGATATGACTAAACTGGTAAGTGCCGGAATGGTTGGAATCCCTGAATTTAATGGTCAGGTCATACCTAGATTGATTGATTTTACATCTTACAGTGTATTATGCCTTGGTGACAATATGATGAAGGTGGGGAAATTATACGATTCTGTATATTTGGAATATCCAAGATTATTTAAATAAGGCGTGATAAGGGTGCGGTGTAGTGCCGCACCTTTTCTGTTAGAAAGAAGGTGGACAAGTGCTTGCTAAAGAATATTTATCAGAATTGAAGTTAATGAAAATCAGGATAGAGCAGCTTCAGGAACAAAGACAGACATATTTGGAAATGGCTACTTCCATAACTGCATCACTGAACCCGGTAAAAGTTCAGAGTAATTCATCAGTTGACAAAATGGGTGATAATGTGACCAATGCTGAACACATGGTTGAAAAAATACACGCTGAAAATGAACGAATGATAGATAGACGGATGGAAACGATTGAACTGATTTACAGGATGTCTAATGCTCGTTATATCCGCTTGCTGTCTATGATTTATATATATGATAAAACCATAGAAGAAGTAGCCGCAGAAATGCAGATTTGTACCGCTTATGTGAATAAGCTGCATAAAAAAGCCTTGGTTGAATTTGAAGAAATGAATACTGATGCCTTGGCAGAATGGGAACAGAAAAGGAAGGGAATTGAAAATGATGGATAAATTTTTTGAAAAAGAACAGCCGGAATTTATAACAATCAAAGGCGGTGAGTTAAGGCTATACAATGAACAGCGGCGTTTGGCGGTTTCAAAACCGTCTTGGTCAAATGATGAAGGGGTGCATATGGGTAAAACAGTCACCATTGATTTGACAGCTAATAAAGGCAATCAGGAACTTATTGGTTTATTGCAGAAAACCGTTGATATTTTACAGGCGGTAAATTCTCCACAGAAATAATAAAACCTTTCATATGGGTCTTATATGAGGTCAGATAAGGGGGAATTGAGGTGATACAGGTGATATTTAACAGAGATATTCACAGGAACGAAAAAAATCATAAACTTCAAAAAATGATGCGGATGCATGAAAAAACTGAATTACAGAATCAGGTCAGGGTGAACTTGTGTCTGAACATGGAAAATCAGGAACGGTTCAAGAATGTCTGTCTTGGCTTTGCAATTCAGGCTGACCGCCTGATGCATTTTGCCGGGGGATTGCAGCAGTATCAAATTGAACAGGCTGAACAGGCAACCAATATCATGAAACAGATTCAGCAGTGCTTGGTTGAAATTGCAGCAGAGAAAGAAAAATATGACCAACACCTGAACAATGCGGTGTACTGCAAAAAGGTCATAAATCCCTATGTGAAGGCACTGGAACAGGTGATTGCAGATGTTGATGTGCTTGTGAAAGGCGGGGTAAATAATGTCAAAACTTGGAAAAGTTGATATGAGAGAACTGAAAAAGTTCAGTGAAGAACTGAACAAACTGCAAAACCCTGATGAATTTGTTGAAGCGTGTGCAAAGGAACTTGCCGCCCGCTTATTGCGGATGGTGGTGAAAAGAACCCCGGTGGGGCAGTACCCTAAAGGTTCAGGAAAGAAAGGCGGTACTTTAAGGCGTGGGTGGACTGGTTCAAAACAGGCATCCGCACAGGGTTATGCTGATTCCCTGACAGTAAACCATTTTGGTGATACCTATGTGATTGAGATTGTGAACCCGGTTGAATATGCTTCATATGTGGAGTACGGACACAGGACAGCAAATCATAAAGGTTGGGTCAAGGGGCGGTTTATGATGACCATTTCCGAACAGGAACTTGAAAAGATTGCCCCGGCGGTGCTTGAAAACAAGATTAAAAAATATTTAGGGGGATGTCTGAAATGATAAATTCAATAATTGAAGCAATCAGCGTTGCCCTGAATGATGAATTTGGGGACAATTATGAAACCCATATGGAAGAAATAGAGCAAGGTTTGAAAGAGCCTTGTTTTTTTATTGCTTGCCTGAACCCAACCAATGATTTGTTCCTTGGAAAGCGGTATTTCAGAACCAACCAGTTCTGCATCCAGTATTTCCCGGAAAGCAGACAGAAACAAAGGGAATGTAATGATGTGGCTTGCAGACTGTATGACTGCTTGGAGTACATCACACCTGATGGCGATGATAAACCGATTAGGGGAACAAAGATGAAATATGAAATTGTGGATGGTGTCCTGAACTTCTTTGTGAATTATGACTGTTTTGTTTATAAGGTGGAACAGTACACAGCTATGGAAGAATTACAGGCAAGTACCA